TACACGGTTTACATTGCTAACATTGACGGCGTAACAGATGCAGTAGATTTGCGAGTGCAGCTAACCATAAGTGAGATATGACAACGGCGAAGAGCAACATATTTCAGGTATCGCTTAGCAGAAGCGGGCGCATATCCAAAAAGCAGCGCACCCCTATTCAAAAGGTAGGGCAATGGCAGGTAAAGCAATACTTTGAAGACAATGACTACCCGGGCCTGCTGATTGACCTTTATGCCGCTAGCCCCACGCACGGGGGGATCATTGACAAAAAGGTGATGTACACCCGGGGCAGCAAGCTAAAGGCAGTGGCGAAAGACCCTAGCCAACAGGCCGAGGTAGACAACTACAGCAGCGGAGTGGGCAATGATCTGGGTATACATGAGTGCTTTACGCGGTTGGCAATGGATAGATACCTGTACGGCGGGTATGCGCTACTAGTATACACTGATAGCACCGGCCAGCTGGCCGGATTCAAACATGTTGACTTTAGCCTATTGCGCCGCGCTAGTTACGATAATGAGGCAAAAGAAACGGTGCACGGCTACGTGTACAGCCCAGACTGGCGGGACGAGGCACTAACCAAAAAGGAGGCGGTATGGATAGCCCCCTTTGACCCGGATGGGCAGTACGAGCCTGAGGCCAAGTACTTAGTGTACCGAATGCGCTACGCACCCGGAAAGCATTATTACCCAACCCCCGATTACCACAGTGCCATTTTAAGCATCGAAACGGAGGCGGAGCTGATAAATTTTAAGCACAAAAGCACCATAAACAGCTTCAATCCCGGCGGCTTTTTGACTATTGTGGGCCGAATGGATGAGGCCGAACGCGAAAGAACCCGGAAGTCTTTCGAGGAATTCCAGAACGGCACTGACAATACGGGTAAACTATTCGTGCAAATTGTCGACAACGAGAGCGAAGGCGTTCAGTTTGTACCTTTTACGAATAGCCCGGCGGATAAAAACGTAAGTGCGTATCAGGATCAGGCAAGGCAGGAAATTGTAAGCGCGCACCAGCTGCCAAGCCTCACCCTAATAGGTCTGCCGGGGGGGCCAAGCCTGAGCGGGGATGCCAGCACGATCAGCACCTCTATGTCCACGTTTTTTGAAACAGTTATTAAGCCTGTAAGGGGTGAGTTGCTGGACGATCTGGTTTGGCTGTACAGCCTGCTGGGCTGGGATGTAACCTTTAGCGTGGACGAGCTGGTAATAACTGAAACTGGGCAAGTAGATACCGCTACAATTAACCAGGATGGCGGCACAAACGAAGAGCAGATAAACCAATTAGCGATACAGCAATGGCAGCAATAACCGATACGTTGCTCATAACCTCCGAAGAAGTTCAGCAACTGGTTCCTGGGGCACGCGACCTGGTGCGCACACTGGCTATGGAGCCAGCCATACATACCGCACAACGCGCGTTTTTACGCGTGGTGCTAGGTAGATACCTGTATGAAGAGATCGTGGATCAGGCGGCCTCTAATAGCCTAACAACGGACAATCAGGAACTGGTGGATAGGGCAAAAGTAATGTTAGCATATACCACGTTGCAAAAAGACCTGCCGTTTAGGGCTAACCAGATACGCGATACGGGCGTAGTGGCATTAACCACGGGCGGGGTAACTAGGGAGCTATCCGGCTATAAGACCGTACTGGATGCAATCGGGGCAAACATAGATACTGAGCGGGCTATTTTTGAAGACTGGCTGGCAGACAACAGCAACCGTTATCCATTATGGCACCATACCAACTACTGGCAGTTAATGTATGACGATTGCCGGCTGGAACGCTGGCATGGCAGGCCCGAAAGAGGCACCGGCAACGTCCGTTTCTTTAGCGTTGGCGGGCGTGCTACCACTGGGCAACGCGCCGATCCAACTTCGAGAGGCTACTGGCGGCGACACTGGAATACCTATTAGGCTAAAATGGGCTATTGAGCGGCTTCGACTCATAGTAAAACTCAGGCATGTTCTGCCTAAGACTAGCCATCTCGGATATGCGCTGGTACTCAGGCTCCCAACGCATGCGTAAATCTTGTTTAGAGGTTACCTCCCCGTTACGTTGCTTAGCAACGGATAGGCATACCACCCCCTCTGTGCTGGTGCCGTCCTCAAATTCGTGCAGGCCGTGCAAATCAGGGCGGTAAAGCATCCAAATGTTGTCTGCATCCTGCTCTATATCCCCAGATTCTTTTAGGTGATGCGGCTCCGGTCGTATATTATTCCCCCGCACATCCCGGCTAACCTGCGCCAGAGCAACGATTGGCAACTTTAGCTCCTTCGCCAATATCTTTAGTTTGCGGCTAACGTTACCTACCGCCACCCGCCTATCGTTAGATGGCTCGGCTATCAGCTGAAGGTAGTCAACTATCAGCACCTGCAAGCCATGTTTGCGCTTGTGCGCACGCACGCGCTGACATAAGCGGGTAATGTCCATAGGTGCCGCGTCGTCCAGCAATAGCGGCCAGCTGAAGATAGTAGCCCGCGCTGCATCCAACGCCTGCCAATCGGAGTCGGCCATCGCTTGCCCGCGAATAGAGCCCATGCGTATGCTGCCTACATTGGCCAACACACGCATTAGGATAGCCTCGCTAGCCATTTCCGCGCTGGCAAAGTAGACCGATATCCCCCGCTTCAGCAACCCTACGGCAAGGCTTAGCGCAAATGCCGTTTTGCCGTGCCCTGGGCGTGCGCCCACAACCGTAAGCTCCCCCGCAAATAAGCCATTGGTTATGCGCTGAAGGCTGTACAGGTCAATCGGTATACCGGCCTCCTTGCCTGAGGCAATGCGCTGCACCACGTCCACCGCGCTGTTTAGCTGATCGGCCAGGTTCATCTGGCTATTACGTGTAGCTACCTGTAGCAAGTCGTTTATCTTCGCGTGCATCCCCATCAACAAGTGAATGGGGTCGTACCTATCCTGATAGGAGACTACCGCTGAACACATACGCGTGGTCTCCCTGCCTATCCACTGCTGGGCAAGTATGTAAGCGTGGTGCTCAAGGTTCGCGCTACTAGCTATAACGCTCGTCGATTTGGCGATAACATAAGGGCCACCGGCGGCTGCCAAGTTGCCGTTTTTGCGCAGCTGATCCATAACCGTTAGCTTATCAATAGGCACAAGCTCGTCGTTTAGTTCAGCCATTGCCCGCCAAACGTGCTGGTACTTGGCCTCACTAAACATATCGGCTGTAACCACGCCGCTAATGCGAGAAAAGGCAGTTCCTTCGAGTAGGCATGCACCAATAACGCACGCCTCAGCACTTGGCTCCTCTGGCAGATTGACTATCGGTAATTGTTTTTGACTATCCATGGCCGGCAAAGGTATGCAAGTGTGCGCAATTTCGCAAAGTAGAGAACCTTAACATCCTTTTGTTTTTTTTAAACGCTTAACGCATGTATTTTTTTTGTGCTTTTAGCGTGCTTTTTTAGCACAACAGGTGGTAAATCTTTTTTTTTAAGAACTTAACAAAAAGACAGCCCTCTTGCTATAAGTAACATCTATCTTTATTCTTTCTCTTTACCACCTGTTATCCTTATCTGTATTACTTATAAGTAAAAATAAACAAAAAGAAAGCTTACAAAACAAGTTTTTCGTCGAACAAAAACGCGCGTTCGTCGAAAAAATACAGGAAGAAACGGGGTTCGCAAATAGACGCGCTGTGCCGTGCGATCTGTTGTATGGGTAGGCACATATGCCAGCAGGGTAGGCATTGCGCGATACGCGCTACGTGAGGGGCAAATACGGCGCACTGTGCTTAGGCGCGTAGGTAGACATTATTATTTTTACGGGAATTGCGTAATTCCGCAAACCTCCCTATCTTTGTACTATGAAACAAAAAGAGGTAAATAAGATCATTAGGCTACATAAGATGTGGCTGGAAAAAGAGCATGGTGGAAAACGCGCAGACCTGCGGTGGGCGAAGCTGCAAGGCGCAAATCTGTATGGCGCAAACCTGGAAGGGGCAGACCTGGAAAGCTCAGACATGCAAGGGGCAGCCTTGCGGTGGGCGAAGCTGCAAGGCGCAAATCTGTATGGCGCAAACCTGGAAGGGGCAGACCTGCAAGGGGCGAAGCTGCAAGGCGCAAACCTGTATGGCGCAAACCTGCAAGGCGCAAATCTGTATGGGGCAGACCTGCAAGGCGCAAATCTGCGGTGGGCGAAGCTGCAAGGCGCAAACCTGTATGGCGCAAATCTGTATGGGGCATTCCTGCAAGGGGCGAAGCTGCAAGGCGCAAACCTGTATGGCGCAGACCTGCAAGGGGCAGACCTGGAAGGGGCGAAGCTGCAAGGCGCAAACCTGTATGGCGCAAACCTGCAAGGCGCAAATCTGCGGTGGGCAAACCTGCAAGGCGCAAACCTGTATGGGGCATACCTGGAAAGCTTAGCCCTGCAATGGGCAGACCTGGAAAGCTCAAACCTGCAAGAGGCAGACCTGCGGTGGGCAAACCTAAGCCCAGAGCAGCGTGAGGTAGCTGAAAAAGGCGGCGCAATTCTGCAAAAAAAATGAACCGCCCCTTGCGTAATTCCGCAAACCTCCCTATCTTTGTACTATCACTTTAATCAAAGACAATGTACACGCCCCGCCACCTGATGCGCTTCTTGCCAGGCAAGACAGTGCACGAGCCTTACACCGGAGAGGTCTGCACAATAGTGCAGGTTAAGCCCCACGTAAATTTACTAGGCGACGATTGCTTTTTTGTTGCCTTTAGCAACGGGCAGTTTGCCTACCCATATAGCCTAACATCGCTAGCCCGGGATGCCTTTGGCTTGTACAAAGAAAGTAAAAAAGGGAATCTGCCATGGTAAAGCCCTTCACCATTGCCGCCCGGGTAGCCCCCGCGCTACTTGAGCGGGCGGCGCAGATTGACGCTGCCAAGCGTAAGGCTCAAATCCGAACGGATTTCTGCCTGGCAGATAAGGTGCAGCATATGCTGGAACTGATTTCAGACCAGCACGAAAGCCAGCAATCTCCCGGCATGATTGCCATTCGGCTCATTTGGCTTATGCAGGGGCTACCTACGGCGTACTTGCATGCTATGCTGGATGAGCTAATAGCCGCCTGCTGCCATGCTTTTGCAGGCGAAGTAACGCGGGGCTACGCAATCTTTGATGAACAATAGAAACTCAACTTAATCATTAAAAAAATGAGAACAAGATCCACAGACGCGCTGCCGGTGAGCAGCACCATCGTACTAATTTACGGCCAGCCTGGCATAGGCAAAACCAGTTTGGCAATTACAGCGGCAACCCCAATCCTGATTGATGCGGACAACGGCCAAGGCCGCGCTGCATTCCGGGTGGACGCGGAAACCCAGCCCACTTGGCAGAGTGTAGCCGCCCTGCTATCCGACCGGGATGAAATGTCGATGTACAATACAGTAGTCATTGACACTGTAGGTAGGCTGGCGGAGCTAGCGATGGAATACATTGCGGCAAAGTATCCGCGGATGTACAATAGTGAAACCTACAAGCCCTCTCAAGAGGGTTATGGAATGCTAAAAGGGCTAATGGG